GATTAACGTGGACGGCTCCAGTTCTGGCGTCATCACTATGACTGCTGGTACTGGTTGGACGGTTGGCACTTCTGGCTCGCTAGGTCTTATGACGATTGCGGCTGTTGCAGGTACGTCTGCTACCTTCCGCGCCCGTAAAACTGGCGATGCTACTTGGACTTTGTACCGTCTGTGATAGAAACGCCTCACGCTTACAAGGCGTGGGGCATTTATAAGGAAACATCATGTCAAATAGCCAATCAATCGGCGTCGCATATTCCGACCCAGAATTCACAACTTGCTACGTTAGTCAAGAATTTGGCTACACAACTGCTGCCCAAACAGCAGTAACCCAAGCCACCAGCAAATCCACGGGCGTGACTGCAAACACCAGTGCTGGGCGCATCACAATGAACAATGCAGCGTTGGCTGGCGCTACTGCTGTGTCTTTCATTCTGACTAACAGCATTATTTCTACTAATGACGCAATGATTGTGAATATTGGTAGCAATACCACTGGTAGTCTTGCTGGGGCTTACACCGTTTACGTTTCGTATTTGGCTGCTGGTTCTGCTTTGATTACTTTGCGGAATTTGACTGCTGCAACATCGTATTCTGAGGCCGTTGTCATCAATTACGTCATCATCCACGGCGCAACGTAAAAATGGTCATTTATCTACGTCACCCGGTTCACGGTACAAAAGTGGCTTGCGCTGAATTGGAAGCTGTTTACGATGAAAAAAACGGTTGGGTGAGGTATGATTTAGGTGATGTTGAACAACCTGCCACGGTAAACGAAATGAAACGTCCCCGTGGCAGGCCGCGAGTTGAGGTTGCTGAACTAGGAGCATAGGGTATGACCACATCTGCTGGCGACCAGATAAACGGGGCGTTGCGCCTGATTGGGATGTTGGCAGAAGGCGAAACACCTTCCGCAGCCACATCTCAGGATTCGCTGACTGCGCTCAATCAAATGATTGACTCATGGAACACTGAGCGTCTGTCAGTGTTCAGCACTCAGGATCAGGTGTTTACCTGGCCTGCCAGTATCCGCAGCCGCACACTAGGCCCATCGGGTGATTTTGTTGGCAACAGGCCAATTTTGGTGGACGATGCTACTTATTTTCGGGACGCTGCCACCAACGTTAGCTACGGCATCAAGATCATCAATCAACAACAATATGATGGGATTGCAGTCAAAACAGTGACTAGCACTTATCCACAGGTGTTGTGGATAAATATGTCGTATCCCGACATTGAAATGTACGTCTATCCAGTACCGCTGCGTCCGCTGGAATGGCACTTTATTTCGGTTGAAGAATTGACACAGCCAGCAGTGCTGGCAACTACGCTGTCATTCCCACCAGGCTACCTACGGGCCTTTAGGTTCAACTTGGCCTGTGAGATTGCCGCCGAGTTTGGCGTTGAGCCAAGCCCACAAGTTCAACGGATTGCTATGACCTCCAAGCGCAACATCAAGCGCATCAACAACCCTGACGATGTAATGGCAATGCCTTACGGCATAGTTGCTAATCGTCAACGCTACAACATTTACGCTGGGAACTTTTAATTATGACTACCGTTGCCATCTCTGGTTTGCCCGTTGCCACCGTCATAAACCCTACGGACATCATCCCGTTTGTCCAGCCTGCTACCGCTGGTACAACCAAAAGCATCACTAAGACATTGCTGTTCACCAGCCCGACAATGGTCACGCCTGTGTTGGGCGCAGCCACAGCTACGAGCCTTGCAGTGTCTAGCACTTTGGCTGTGACGGGCGCTGTAACTTTCTCTAGCACTTTGGCTGTAACTGGCGTGTCTACGCTGACAGGCGGTGCAGTTGTGCAAGGCATGACAGTAGGTTTGGGCCTTGCCGCAGTAGCCTCAAACACGGCGGTGGGTTTTGAAGTTCTTAAAACCAATACCACCGGCAATTCCAATGTTGGCGTGGGGTATCGAACCTTGCGTTTAAATGTAGCTGGAGAATACAATTTTGCTGGTGGTTATGACACATTAAAATCAAATAATAGCGGAGTAGAAAATACGGCAGTAGGGGCTTTAGCATTGCAAACAAATGCTGGTGGGTCTTACAACGTAGCCGTGGGTTTGTCTGCACTTGGGACACAAATTAGCGGAAACCGTAACGTAGCACTCGGCTACTACTCTGGAAATTATGAGACAGGCTCAAACGCTTTTTACGTCAACAACCAAGACCGCACCAACACCGCAGGAGATAAAGCAAGTTCGTTGATGTATGGCACATTCAATACCACCGCAGCAACGCAAACACTAGCCATCAATGGCACGTTGGCGGTTTCAGAAATTACAGGCACAAGGGCGGCAGCAGCAACAATTGCAAGCGCAGCTACGATTGCGCCAACAAAAGACATTACTTTTATTTCTGGAGTTGCTGCCGTTGTAACTATCACTGCAATTGCCCCGTTTACCACTGGTGGTGGCACAATAACTTTAATTCCAACTGGCATTTTTACTTGGACAACCGCAGGAAATATTGCCTTGGCAGGAACTGCTGTAGTTAGTCGGGCATTGACAATGACCTACGACTCAACCACAACCAAGTGGTATCCGAGTTACGTCTGACATGAAATCCCCTATATTGGGCAGCGCCTATGTTGCCCGTAGCGTTAATGCTGCGGACAACAGAATGGTCAACCTGTTCCCAGAAGCTACCCCAGACGGAGGGAAAACAGGCGGGTTTCTAAACCGAGCGCCTGGGCTTGACTTGCTGGTGACGGTTGGGACAGGGCCAATACGGGGCTTGTGGACGTTTGGCGGCGTTGGCTATGTGGTTAGTGGCACTGAACTCTACAGCCTCACCACGGCCTATGTAGCCACCTTGCGTGGCACGGTAGCAGGCACTGGCCCGGTCAGCATGAGCGACAACGGCACTCAGTTGTTCATTGCGGCTAATGGGCCGGGTTACATCTACAACAGCAGCACGGCAGTCTTTGCCCAGATCACAGACGTTGATTTTGCCGGCGCGTTAATCGTTGGCTACTTGGATGGCTACTTTGTTTTCATCCAGCCTGACAGCCAGATATTCTGGGTAACGCAACTGCTGGACGGTTCATCCGTTGACCCGCTTGATTTTGCCAGCGCCGAGGGTTCTCCTGACGGCTTGGTCAGCATGATTATTGACCACGGGCAGATTTGGCTGTTTGGCACTAACTCAGTTGAAGTTTGGTACGACTCTGGCGCTGCCGACTTCCCCATGACCCGCATCCAAGGTGCGTTCAATGAGATTGGTTGCGCTGCGGCCTTCTCTGTTGCCAAACTGGACAACGGCATCTTCTGGCTAGGAGCAGATGCGCGGGGGCAAGGCATCGTCTACCGGGCCAACGGCTACACCGGCACTCGGGTCAGCACCCACGCTATTGAGTACGCCATTGCCCAGTACGGCAACATTTCTGACGCGATTGCCTACACCTACCAGCAAGAAGGCCATGCCTTCTACGTCCTGACGTTTCCCACCGGCAACGCCACTTGGGTCTACGATGTGGCTACCCAAGCCTGGCACGAACGGGCTGGGTTTGACAACGGCCTGTTCATGCGCCATAGGTCAAACTGCCAGATGGCGTTCAACAGCCAAATTATGTTAGGCGACTACGTTAACGGCAACATTTACGCTTTTGACTTGGATGTGTACGCTGACAACGGTGACATCCAAAAGTGGTTGCGTTCATGGAGGGCGCTGCCAACAGGCCAAAACAATCTCAAACGCACAGCCCACCATACCTTGCAGCTTGACGCTGAGACAGGCGTAGGGCTGGGCATCACGCCAGAACAGACTGCTGACGGCATCATCACTGAGTTGGCAAACGTCCCAGCAGCAGGCCCAAGTTTCCAGTTAATTTCTGAGATTGAATGGGAATACATATTGACTGAATCTGGCCTTGAGATCATTACAGAATCAGGTTTATATTTTGTAACCAATACTTACTCTGGCCCAGACATTGACGGCGCTGATATTGTCACCGAGTCATTCCCAGCCACACCGGGCTATGACCCGCAATGTATGCTGCGCTGGAGCGACGATGGCGGTCACACTTGGTCAAGTGAGCATTGGGCCAGCATGGGCAAAATTGGTG